TTGACTCCCTATTATTAATTTTTGATTAACGAGAGGAAATTTTTGAACTCACGAACTTGAACCTCATAGAGATCTTTCCGCGGAGCTTTCTTGATTTCAGTCTCCATTTTTTCAATTGTTTGAGCTTCCAAAATACCGTTATTCCAAATCCAGTCAACACCTTCCATAACTCCATTAACAAATGCTGACGGTGCAGATGGATCTTGTACTATATCAATAGCATTAAGAATAAAATCGTCTTTGACGACCATTACGTTGTTTTGGTTTACTAAACTTCCCATACCACGAGTCGAAACGCCCAGCTGAACGCCGCCATCGAGTAGACCTTGAACGATCATTCCCATTGGAGTATTCAGTACTGTAGCTTTTCCCATAACATCATTTCCCTGAAATTTCAGTTCTTCGATCTTATGTGAAACCTTGTCTAAATTAACGGTCGGTCCTTCAGGGTGATTTAACTCACCAACCGCACGACCTTTAGAAACTTGCTTATCATTATAAGAATTGATAGCTTTTTCCATGATCGGTTTTGGATATATACGACCGTTACGATTCTTCATATCAGCTTGTGCAAATACGCCTTCAATAACGTAGTTTTTCTTGCCAGTTTTTTCTTCAGTAATAATGTTATAGCCAATTTGATGGTCTACAAATTCAGAAATAAGTTTCATTGCACAAACTTTCTTTTTTATCCGCGAGGATGACTAACAGACGTTAGTTTAATCGCGCCATTAGCAGCATATATTTTAGTAGTTGAATCTTTTGGAATCAACACAGTTTCACCACCAGTTAGTGTCATAGTAGCACTATCAGCTAAAGCAGTGTTTATTAAAACAACCTGATAAGCTGTAGTTGATGAATTAACTGCTCGAACTAAAGTACAGTCACTCACAGTTGAAGCAGCACTTGCTAAAGTAGGTGATGCAATTTCTGCTTGCAATGGTTTATAATATTGTACCATTTTGCGCTTTCCTCTTAAATTTATTAATATTATTTATATGATTTTAATTTTCTACTTCTTCTTCTTCGTCTTCTTCGTCTTCTTCAAAATCTTCATCGTCGTCTTCAATATCGTCTTCCAGATCAGGATCTTCCACATCAATATCATCATCAGATACGTCTTCGTTATCTTCAGTATCGTCTTCATCGATATCTTCCTCCTCGTCTTCGTCTTCGGTACCGTTATAAATGGCCCCAGACAAACGAATTCTTTCTTGATCAAGCACATCGTCTAGTTTAACAGAAATTGCTTGTCCAAAAATTTCATTCGCTTTGTTGTAGTCTTTTGCTAAAGCAGCATCAACTAAACCAGCTAAAGGATTTTCTTGTACTTCAACTTCATTATCATCTAGTTCTAAATTTTCACTCATTCTTCATCTCCTTGTTGCTCTGGTGGTTCGTCACCTTGCGATTGTTTTTGCATAGTATCAATTTCGTCATCAGTTAAATGAAGAATATTCTTCATCACCCATTGTTTCGAGAAGTAACCGTCAGGTCCAACGTATTGACTTACTGCATCTAGCGTTGTAAGTCTTTCTCTTAAAAGTTCAGAATCTTTTAATTCTGTAAAATGATTATCTCTAGAGAAATCAACAATAATGTGATTTCGCATATCTATCCAATCATTTTCAGATATAATACCTTTTAATATTAGTTGTATTTTTAAAATATCAAGAAATAAAGTTCCAAATCTTGTACGTAGTCGATCGATATATTTTTGAAACTTCAATTCGTCACGACTAATTTCTGTAGATCTACCAAGTGAAAACTGTTGTTCTTGTTCTAAACGATTTAATGGTACATTAAGTGAACGATACACTTTCTTTTGAAAATATAATACATCATCCATCTGTCCAAGATTGTCACCACCTGGTAATGTGGAAATCTCAGTACCTTTACCACCTTCTCTTCGTGGTAACCAAAAATCTTCAAGCAAAGACTGATGTTTTCTATCATCTTTGATTTCACCGCTACTAGCATCGTAAACAAGCTTGTTACGATAACGAGTCATAATGTCTTTCATATATTGCTCAGCCTTACCACGTGGTAAGTTACCAACATCAATATAAAAAATTCTACGTTCTGGTGCTCTTGCTAAACGATAAATGACTAAAGAGTCTTCCATCATTCTTAACTGATTAAGTGGCTTAAGTACTTTGTGTAAGTATGACAAAACTTTTTGCCGTTTTTCATCTAACAAACCAGATGTGATATACGAAACTGAGTCTAGACTTAATTTAACTCCAGCAGATTGATACCCAGGTTTTTCTTGGTAAATAAAATATTCATCTACTTTTTGTATTAAATTAGCTCCAGTTTTTGGATCTTTCTTTTTCTTTACTTGTTTTACTTTACGAATTCTTGCCGAATCAATCGGTCTAATATCGAGAATGCCTTGCTTTTGATTAGTTTCATCTACTACAAGGTGGTGATATAATCTACCGTCGATATACCATCGTCTAAAAATATCGTGCCCAAGTTCGACAAAATTCATTTTATTTAATATTGTGTCAAATTCTTCTCTAATTTTATTTTTTATTGATTCGGAAACTTTTAAATTTTCCATGTCTAAAGCAATAGGTTCTTGTCCGCCAACAACTGATTCGTTAACGATATCTTCAATTGCCATATCAACTTCAGGGTGCATAGCCACGCCACGGTATTTCATTATTAACGCATGATTGTCTTTTGCGTCAGTACCGTCTTGACTAATATATTGTCCATAGTGTGATCCAGATACAGTAACATAACCTGCACCATCTTCATCTCGAGCTGGAACGATGGAAGGAGCTTTCGGGTTCTCCGATCCAACAGTTGAAGCTCTTTTTATTTCAAAGCCAAATAGCTTAAAGCCATCAGTGTCTGCCATTAATAATTCCTTTTATAAGAGGAGAGCGGTTTTCCGCTCTCCATCTATATATCATTTATCCATCAGTGGTATTTGATGTCCAATATTGATATTGCCATTCTATCGTAAATCTTTCGATATTATCATCAGAATAACTCAATTCAATTGGAGATATAGCTGAAGGCCAAGCATCTTTGAACGTGTATGTCTTAACAACACTTTCGTCACGATCAAATTGTTCGACTTTTAAATCAGCAAAATAGAGTTCTGGATTTTGCACACCGCCAGCATCTGCATGATTAGCGATCGCGTTCATCCATCTTTCCATTTCATTTCTGACTTTCATTTCAACATCGTTTATTATTGTGACGTTCCAAGAATCGAATGTTCGATCCCCAGCAACTTTCAATTGACGTCCACGAAATGGAATTACAATTGTACCAACATTCGAAGCTGGTAATTGAGCTGCTTCACACATAAAGGCTGTGAAATCAATGTCAAGGTTTACGCCTAAACCACCTCTTGGATTTGCAAGTGTAACCTGAAAGAGATTACCACGTGCACCGCCGCCAGTAAGCCTGGACTTAAATTCGTCTACACTACCTAGTGCCATAAGTTACCTCCTTAGATTATATGCCAGCGCCAGCGACTTCCTCAAAGGAAATGCCAGTTCTAGCTGCGACAAAGTTAAGAGTGATAAAGTTAATAGAACGAGCTGGCTTTATAAAGATATTAGCTATGAACTCATTTCTATCTACTACTGCTGCAGTATTTACAGTTTCATCCGCAACAATACGGAAGTCTGTAATACCACGTCTACCTTTAACATCACGTAACACAGGTTCGATAATATTTACGAACTCAGCTCTTGAAAATTCATCGTTGAATTCAAAGAGTACGTTTTGAGCAGCTCTTGCGATTGCACGCTCAATTGTTAAAAATAATCGACGTACGTTAATACGATCGAACGCAGAAGGTCTTGCAAGACCTGTTTTATCACCAAATAATAGTATGCTTGATCTTGTCAGATCTGGTTGACCTGCAAAATTAACAATTGGATTAATACCATTTTTGTAAAGCGTGTCTCTACGTGCTTTATTTGGATTAAAGACTAGACCAGTTACGCCAAGTAGCTGTCCTCGTCTTGAACCAGCTGGTGAGAACCATGGTGCAGCTGTTCTATCAGTTTCAGCCATGAGACCTGCTACTGAAGAGTTTGCTGGAATATCAATAAATTTATCATTGTATTTATCGTAAACTTTTAGATAATTACCAGCTACTGTATTATAACTAGATCTTGTAAATGTATTAGCAGTTGCAGTTACATTTGTAATAATAGTTGAAGCTTGGTACACATTCACAATATCGTTTCTAGCTGGACCAGATACGACGATACAATCTTTACGCGATTCTGCGATTGCAACCAAATCATTAACAATTGTTGTCTGATCTGATCGTGCTGTCATCCCTGGCGCAATTAAGAAATCAATTTCAACGACTTCTTTATCTTCAAATAAGTCGAATGCAGATTGATAATCTCCAGCTGAAAGAATGCCTGCGTTAACGCCTGAATCAAATCCGAAGTTAACTACTGCAGACACGTCAGTATGAGTGCCTAAAAAGTCTTTAGCTGTTCCGGCTGTAGTAGCTGTTCCAGCGTTAAAGGAGTTAAAGTTAGAATCAAAATCAATAAAGTGTACATATTTTGAATTTTGGTTTATTACATCTTTAACGTAGATGTTTGATCCATCGACAGTATTAATCGCGTTACTTGCAACAGACATGAAAGGATATGTTTCAAGAACAGTGCCTTTTGTGCCTGTAAACGCTCCGTTTACATCGACAACTGCAGCATGGATTTCATCGTTTGTTCCATCAGTGTTAGTTGCAAATTGTGATGTCCCTGGTGCAGCATCGAATGAACCTTTGTAGGTCCAACCGTCGAAAGCTGAATCGTTAATTGATGGTGGACAAATTGAAACTCTTAAAGAATTTCCTAGAGTCCCAGGGACTCTACCTATAAAGGTATGACCGTCAGAATCTAAGGAAGCTTGCTGAGAGTTAAAATTAGCTGAATTAGTTACTTGTGGGAGAGTATATGTTCCCACAGCATATGCCGAAGTTTGTCCTGTAGTAGAAACTGCGTTTTTAGCGCCAGTATCTACAATACGACTAACTTGTAGCGATCCTGAATAGCGTAAAAAATACGCTGCGTCGTGGTAGTCAATTGAATGATTATCATCTGGAGTTCCAAATGTTTC